AACCTTGATAATTACCGCCGTAGTGTTTTACTAAACTTGCTGCCACAAGCCCATACCTATTGCTGGCATCAACCACCATCAATGGGCGCTGTAAAGCCTGTCCCCGCACTTCTTTTTCGCTTTGCTCGCCGTGATACTGAATTAAATTCGGTGCTATTAGCATATGCTCATTTTTCGTACAAACGGTACTGAGCGGCCTATCAATATCACTGCTACGTTTATCACCGGCAAAACCATTTTGGCAAAGTTGCGTTACATATGGAGTTACCAATCCAAAGCCGTGTTTAGCTGTAATCGTTGGAAAAGGCTTATCAAAATCTGCGCCCCTGAAATTCTCGCCACCGTGGTTTACCTGCACAATAAACGGCTGTGGATTATCGATAACGAATTTTTGTAATCCCTTTGCTATGCGCCGTAACGTATTCTCTGCAAGCGGTTTCTTCCGCTCGAATATTGACGGGCAGGGAATTGACCAGTCAATGCACTCTGCAGCAGTATGCCACGGTTTCAACTCTCCTGACTGAACTTTTAAGCTTGACGGATCTCCGTGTGTAGGTTTCGGCCAAACTATAGGCCTCCCATCACACCGGGCAATCAGAAAAAACCGTTTGCGAATCGTTGGCGCCCCATAATCACAGGCCCGCAGTTCCCGCCAATCTACCTGATAACCATGCCGCCGCAGGGCATTAACGAAACAGTTAAATGTGCGCCCTTTCTGATTAGGGTCAGGGCGATCACCCAAGAGCGGGCCCCATGTTTTAAATTCCTCAACATTTTCCAGCATTATCACACGTGGCCGCACTGTTGCCGCCCATTTCAGGGCAACCCACGCCAGCCCTCGGATATTTTTATCAACCGGCTTTCCACCTTTTGCCTTGCTAAAATGCTTACAGTCAGGACTAAACCAGCATAACCCTACAGGCCTGCCGCCAGTAGCGGTAACCGGATCAATATCCCAAACAGATTCGTTATAATGCTCAGTGTAAGGATGATTAGCTTTGTGCATGGCAATAGCAGCCGGATCATGGTTGATAGCTATATCGACATCACGCCCAATCGCCATCTTAATTCCGGTACTAGCGCCGCCACCACCAGCAAAATTATCAACAACTATTTCATCCCATAATTCTCGTTCCATTTATTTATCACCATTTTCACTACCAATATTTTTTCTCAACGCATTTATGACTTCTTTATCTTCATTTTTAATCAGCTGAATAGCTAAATCCGTTACGCATCTATTACAAATACCAACTTCACTGTTATGAAAATAAAAACCATTCATCAACACTTCTTCACAACGACAGCAGAAGCGCTTATCTTTCATATTTATTCGTCCTCCACATCTTAGTCCGGGCAGGCGTACGATTATTCCAGCGGCGAATCATTTCTTCTACAGTTACTTTTGCCTGCATGGTGTTTCCACATTTGCAGCGAATATACTTATAGCCACGACTGCCAAATTCCATATGCACACGCCGCCCACAGCTCCGGCAATGGCAAAGCTCGGCAACTCCGAACATATTAATCTGATCGGGAAAACAAAAGAAATTATAGCTTGCCGACTTATGAA